TTATAGATATGACTGTAGTTTATCCAATTTACCCATTTTTCCTCTGAATCTGTAGTACGAACCGTTGGGCAACTTGATATCGAGACGCGACTTGCTACCAGTCATCTCAATGTAATGTTTGAAATAGCCAAGTTTGTCAGCGGCCTGAACATACCTATCGTACATTTTCTCCTCGTCAGGCTTCAAACTCCTTCAATTCTGCATTTGCAATTTTTTACGGAATGGTATAAAATTTTATACATCCAAATAAGGAAGGAAACTATGATAAAAATCAGGAGCGGTACTAGAGAAAGAAATTGTCTGTATTGGCCCTTCTTGTGAAGATTTGTTAGCCTTTCCTTACAGATCGCACGTAAAGACGCAGGCTATCAGTTTCATAGAATACAGCATGGAATAGATCCTGAAGACTGGAAACCCTTTTTTGGCATCGGTTCTGGTGTAAAAGAAATGCGGCTAAGAGACAGTACAGGTATTTATCGTATTATGTATATTGTTAAATTTGATGAAGCTATTTTACATATTACATAGTTTTTAGAAGAAAACTTAACAAACGAATAAACAGGACAAGGATATCGCTAAAGTGCGATACAACGTAGTTATCCAGCATCGGGGAAATATCAAATGACCACTAAAATTGACACTGAAATTCGTAGGGTAACTCCAGCCGGACGTAATATATTTTCTGAATTAGGTTTTACTGAGCAAGAGGCTCAACAACTTCATACAACTTCTTTACAAGAAATAGAAAACACACTGCAAATTAAAGAACGGTTAATGGAAGAAATTACTTTATGGATTGTGGATGAAAAAATGAAACAAGCTGAAGTAGCAGAGATGTTACACATTTCTCGTCCAAGAGTGTCTGACGTTGTGAATAAAAAAGTAAATAAATTCACCATTGACGCATTGGTTAATATGTTAATCCGTATAGGGAAACCTGTTCAGATTACGGTGGGTTAAAGCACATATATTAACAATTCAAAATAGGAGGCACTTAGAATAGGTGCCTCTTGGTATTTCAAAATGATTCAACCTTTCGGTTCAATACCACGTGCCAGCAGCTCTTTGCGCAAAATTCGTTTTATCCATGTTGCTAAAGATGTATCACCATCTTTCTTCATTTCTGCTTCAAGCTGGAGACGAAATTCCTCTGTTAACCTCATAGGAAATTGAGGAGATCTTTTATTTTGTATTGACAAGGTATATACCCTATGATTTAATGCTACTGTATATACCAGTGTATATTCAAAGAGTTTCAAAAACAACGGAGCTTGGTAGTGTCTCACCACTAATCGGGTTTCTAACCACAACATTATTGGAGCTAATGCTATGGCTAACGCTAATAGTAACATACGCACGCATTCAAAACGCTATACATTTATAACGTACCTTTCTTATCGATTGATAATCGAACTTCGCCCATTACACATGATTTCAGCATTGCATACAATTAAATAAGGAAGGAAAACTATGACGAAAATCAGGAGCGGTACAGAGAAAGAAATTGCCTGGATTGGTTCTTCTTATGAAGACTTGTTAGCCTTTCCTATAGACACACGTAAAGACGCAGGCTATCAGCTTCACAGAATACAGCGTGGAATAGATCCTGAAGACTGGAAACCCTTTTCTGACATCGGTTTTGGCGTAAAAGAAATACGGCTAAGAGACAGTACAGGTATTTATCGCATTATGTATGTTGCTAAATTTGATGAAGCTATTTACGTATTACATAGTTTTCAGAAGAAAACTCAACAAACGAATAAACAGGACAAGGATATCGCTAAAGTGCGATACAACGCAGTTATCCAGCAACGGAGAAATATCAAATGACCACTAAAATTGACACTGAAATTCGTAGGGCAACTCCAGCCGGACATAATATATTTTCTGAATTAGGTTTTACTGAGCAAGAAGCTCAGCAACTTCATACAACTTCTTTACGAGAAATAGAAAACACACTGCAAATCAAAGAACGGTTAATAGGAGAAATTACCCTATGGATTGTAGATAAAAAAATAAAAAAAACTGATGTAGCAACAGTATTGCACATTTCTCGTCCAAGAGTATCTGATGTTGTGAATAAAAAAGTAAATAAATTCACCATTGACGCATTGGTTAATATGTTAACCCGTATAGGGAAACCTGTTCAGATTACGGTAGGTTAAGACGCGCATATTAAAGTTATTAGGATAATTTAAAATAAGAGGCACTTAGAATGGGTGCCTCTTGGTATTTCAAAATGATTCAACCTTTCGGTTCAATACCACGTGCCAGCAGCTCTTTACGCAAAATTCGTTTTATCCATGTTGCCAAAGACGTATCACCATCTTTCTTCATTTCCGCTTCAAGCTGGAGACGAAATTCCTCTGTTAATCTCATCGGAAATTGAGGAGATCTTTTATTTGGCATTGACAAGGTATATACCCCATGATTTAATGTATATTGTATACACCAGTGTATATTCAAAGGGTTTCAAAAACAACGGAGCCCGGTAGTGTCTCACCACTAACCGGGCTTCTGACCACAACATTATTGGAGCTAATGCTATGGCTAACGCTAATAGTAACATACGCGCACATTCAAAGCCCTATATATTTATTAACGCCCGTTCTAACCGACTGATAATCAAACTTCCCCCATTACGCATGATTTCAATATTAGCTACCACGGAAATAGAAGTTTGTACTCTGCTAGCAGGCTTTCCTTTGGTATTTGCCTCATGCAAACCACTAGGGGAACTGAACCATGCTTAATACTAAGAATATTAAGAATACTTCGGACATTGAGAACTACTGCGATATCTTCTATTCCGACATGGCGAATGTTGTGTCAGTACTGGATACGGCGGATATGAGTGAGCAAGATATTGAACTACTGGAAGAAGCCTGCGAAGCTAACAGTGCTGGGCTCTGTCATGGGTTACATTTTCTGGGAGATACTCTTATTACTTTTGCCGCTAATGACGTGGTAGAATTCACCCCAGAAAGTCTTTGTCAGTTAGGCCATTGTCTGGTTGCTATCAGCTCACTATTGCCGATGTTATTTACTCTGTATCAGAAAACCAATAAAGAAACTCAGCTACGCAGCCTTTAACTCTGAAATAGCCTAAGCGCTCATTATGCTAATCGCTTCCACTTGTAATCCCATGATCTACAAGTGGATGCCATCCACGTACATCTTATACTGCTTTGGAATCATCCCCGATATAGTCCGTAACTGCACGGAATTGGTTACCGTATCAGAAATAAGAATAGGGCCATTAATCCCTTATTCCGTAATTCTGGGTTTTTCAGGCCAATAAATATCTGGCGCTAAGCTAGCATCAACACGGTTTAGCAATACCCTATATTTTTTCAAAGCGGTCAACCGAGAGTTTTCCTCATCACTCGCCATCCCCAAATCTACCGCATCTTGTAACGGAGCTATCTGTTTACTTACAGTGAACATAAGTTGCTGTTTCTTATGTTCTGCTTGTTGCTGTTGTTCCTGCCTGAGTTTTATCACACTGCTTTCTGATATTATCCACTTTTCACCATCGTATTTATGATAAACGGACGGAGCGCGTTCAGTAAGCACTGGATAACCCTCTTTATTACTAACAATTGACAAACCGTGTGACTGCCCTGTAAGTAATTCATTGTGTTTCTCTGCTGTTATTTCAATGCATTCTTCATGAGCTTCACTATAAAAAGCGCCTTCTTTTCTGGAGAAATAAACCATTTATACCCCCCAAAATAATATATGAACAACTTTGCTTGGATTCTCATTGTTGTTGGGAGTGCCAGCCTGATATTCAAACGTCGATAATGTTGCATTACGTACTAATGTGTGACCTGTTGATGTATTTATACTCGACATGCTTGCGACATAGCCAATAAACTGATTTTTAAAAGAAATTGGATAATTGATTTTTACCCATGACTGTTGGTTTGATGCCACTTTAACCCATTGAATAATGATTCCCGTATCCCCACATTGCCACCAGCCATTTTCAGATTTTATAGCTGCATTTTGTAATGCGAGTGTACCGCTTCGCTCAGGTATTAATATATTATAACGTCGCTGATTGCTCGGATCGTTAGAATAAACATGTAACAATTTTCCTTCCGAACCATTAATTCCTACCACATACCCATCTTTCGATTTGAAACGCAGCTCAGGAAAAGGCGTTTTACTATCAATCAATAAACTACCAACGGTTGCAGTTTTATCGCTAGAAATGCACAAGAAAGTATTATCGCTCTCAGATTTAGTATAACTTCCCACATCCCCGGCATTTAATGAAATATCAGATGACAACGCTTTTCCATTCACTTTACGAATAGATGGTACTCGGCTATTAGCGTTGTTATTTGCAGCTACAGCACTTTGATTCGCCGTATTCGTCAGTGATTGCACAAATGCTGTTGTTGCAATCTGAGTATTATTAGCGTTTTTAGCAGGTGTGGGGGCAATTGGCGTTCCTGTGAAAATGGGACTGGCTTTCGGTGCATATTGAGTATGTGGGTCTTGCACCTCAGAATGTTCCCTCAACTCATTCCCATTTTGTTCTAGTTTCTGTTTAAGATAGCTTGTGCGGTTGACCAACTGTTTAGCCTGCCGATTGGAAATACCATCAGGCCCGCCTAACACGGGGTCTGAGGTTTCTATCTGATACACTCCCTCTGACCACTGTGGGGTTTCCGGTAAATTAGCCATTTTAACTGCTCCCATAATTGTAACTACCGTCATAATTGACAGTATTGTTGTAACGAATTGATACAGACTGATATTCCAAGCTGGCAAGGTGGCAGCGTGCAGGCGCAAACGCGGCCAGTGTGGTACGCAGTAGCGAAGCTTGATCATTGGTAATAGGTTGTTGAAGTATGACGCGATAATCTGCCCAGGATGTTGAATCTCCATGAACATAATTACCGTTATGGCTGGCATGACCGTCATAATTAATTTGACCAGTGCCTTCAATTAAATCAATTTCACCAAACCCAAAACGACGGATAATTTCACGAATTGACCACGGTGTACCTTTATACCGATGCAATTCTATAGCTGACTTGAGTAACGTGCGGCGAGCCTTGTCTGATTCGACAAGCTCCCAGCCATCGCCAAATAGGGAGAATTGATTTGCAAGCCAATGCAACGCGCTGCTATCAACAGTATCAATGAGATAAACCATTAATTGGGTTAAATCGATATCATCAAAACGGGAGGCCAACTGACCTAATACACGCATACTGATATCAGCTTCCAGTGGAGGTGGTAGATGTAACTTAACCATCAGCGAATCCAGTGACCACAACAGTGATACCGATACAGTTCGCCCATTCATTTTCACCTACAATCTGAAACATAGGAGACTCCAGTACGACTTGATAGACGCCAGAAACAGACAATGTTGAGATGATTTGGCTGGGAACAATATCTTTCCCTAACGTTGTTGCTCGTTCAGCTACCCATGTTTGTATGGCCTGTTCTGCTGCTGATTGAATACCGGGTGCATTAACGCCACTGTACAAGGTCAGTTTAGCCTTGATGGTATAATCAATCTTCACGGGAGGTTTTGCATGTACAGTGTCAGTCAACGGGCGGATTTTTTCGTCAGAACAAAAACTTTTCACCAGCGTTAAAATGCTTTCATCTGGCAACCCCGTCGCCAATAGTGGAAACAGTTCAACAACACCCGGAATGGGAGACCTGACTGCGACATCAACAATATTAGGGTGAGCACGCATGGCATGAAAGCGATAAGCCTGACGACTGCCCGCATTAGTAAACGATTCAGGGGCCATCTTGATTCGTACACGTAGCCTCTCGTCACTTTCCTCTGCCGAACCACCACTACTCACTATTGTGTTGGTCACTTGCAGGTCAATGTCGTCGATTTCATCCAACAATGTACTGACTTGTGCTGGTTGCCAGCTATTCCCTGATAATCCAGCATCTGTACAAGTAGCTGTGACATTAACGAAACGTGTACCTGCATTCAGAACAGCATCTGTATTAGTAGCAAAAGTAATACTGTCCGATGCATTAACACGCGTCCCCACAGGAATGAGCACATCTCGCTCTAACGCATCATCAATACTAAATTGCAGTGTTGTATGCGCCGGTTGGGCGGGTAGCCGATATACTCCGACCAATTCCCCTAAGTAGTCCAAAATGGGCGCATGGGCAAACTCGACCAGATTCTGCTTGGCGGCTTCCTGAACTTGCATTCTGGTTAGTGCTTCACGATATGCAAATAAATTGATCAGCAGGCGCTCTGCCTGTGCTGGGTACAAAGTCTTACCTACATCAGCCTCATACTTTGCAATCATTTCGGTTGTGATTTTCTCTACATCACGCTCGATAAAATCAGGTTCTGTCAGCGCCATAGCAACTCCATAGATTGTGTAATGCCATCAACTGCTGTCCAATTCACACGCAGAGTTAGGTGTTCTCCATTGACAGTTGGTTTCACGGAGAGCAACTGGCAACGAGGTTCCCAACGTGTAATAGCATCAACAGATTCCCTGACAACGTGGGGAATCGCGCGGTCTATTGGGTAATCAATATAAAGGTGCAAGTGACTGCCGAATTCTGGTCGATGTGGATCACTACCACGTGGTGTACGTAGAATAATGAGTATTGCTTGGGAGATGTCATCCAGCCCACAGGCAATTTTGCCTGAGTTCTGGAGAGCGGGTTGCCAAAAAACAGAGTGTGAGTTCGTATTCATGGGGAACAGTATCATCCCCTGTAGGCATATCTGATATTAAAGGTTTTTAAAGAAACTAATGAGGATGATGATTTGAGTTACCACCTTCATCCATGATGCTGCCCGTTGCATGGATGTTGCCATTAACGCTGACATTGCCCTGAATGGTCGCAGCAGCTCCATTACCACCAGAGCCCGACAGTCCATTTTGGTAAGTTAATTGGCCTTTCACTAACATATTTCCGGTTACGATTGTTTCCGGCGCATCAATAGTTGCCTGATGTGTCTGAATAACAACATTGACTCCCACCGCGATCTTAATGTGCTGAATGCCGCCATTAATAGTCAGGGTGTGTGAGGTACGATCATAGTAAAAAGCTGCATCATCTGCATAAGTCATACCACGGACGTCTTTATTGTTAGCTGACGGTTTATCAACACTGGAATAGACAGCACCTAAAATAACACCATCTTCACCATTGGCATCCAATAGCACTTCAACCTGTTCCCCAACATCGGGCAACCAATAGTCTTTGTTATTCTGGGTATTGCGCTGCAACACATTCAGCCAGTTAGTACGCATATTATCGCATTCAGGCAATCGCACGCGGGCACGAACAGTAGCAGGATCTACGGCGCTAATTGTGCCGACTTGACGAGTTACACTGCTCATTTGGATTTCTCCTTGATGATCGTGTCGGAAGAACCATCGGGCTTATATACAACCCATTTATGAGTCTTACCCTTTTTACCTTTCTCGGATTTACCCGATGTAACAGGGCCACGAGCAATCTCAAGCTCGGTCATATATCCGCTGTTGCGATCAAAAGAGTGGTGAGCTGAAGTAATTAACCATTGCCCAGATAACTTGCCAAATTCAATCAACTCAATTTTATTTCCGGCGGTTAACTGAGGGGCTCCCATCAATGAAAGTGAGCCGTGCTGCTGGTACTCATTATGTGAATCCAGTGCTGATTTGGCCTTTATTTCAGCGCTATCCTTGTTAGCAGCTCGGCTGTTCACTTTTAAGGTATCTGCGCTGGTTTCTTGACCGCTACTCTTGCCTTTTGAATTGGACTGATTACTTGCACTGGTCGTGCCATCAGCTTCATAGACAATCAATTTTTTATCATCAGCCTTTTGATGTTTCACTTTAGCTTTTTTATAGACTTTATTAATTGTGTCCCGCAGTGAAAATTGGGCAACATCGCGAGGGTGTAATTTTTTTATCGGTTCTTGGCTGCGCAAAGTGGCTAAGTGGGAGAAAATTAGCTGTTCACTGACAACCTTAACGGCATAACCATATTCACTGGCCAGTCGTTTCAGGAACGCCACATCGGTTTCCGAATATTGCGTCACCCTGTCAATCTTGATGATTTCGATACTGCCGATCAGCTTTAACTGATGTTTCTTGGCAATGCGATTAGCAATAGCTGCTAGAGTTGTATTCTCAAATCCACGGTTAGATTTGGTACGCAATGCTGTATTGATAGACGTTGCTACACCTCGAACAGATACAATAGAAGGAGGGATGCTGACTTCAATTTCATCAATATAGAATGAGCCACAATTCAGTAACCGTTCGCCGAAATAGCCCAACTTCAATGTCAACGTATCACCTTTGCCCGGATACCATTTATCCAGCCAGCGACCATCAGTATCATCCAACTCTACCTCTATTTCATCGGATTCGCTTTTGATGTTGTCGGTATAGCTGACACGAGTGACATAAGGAGTGATGTCATTTGTGATATCTTTTTGCAAATATCGTAACGTGAATGTCGGACTTAAAACCTCTGAGACACCCGTTATAGATGGTGTTTGCTTGGAATCTATTATCTCAGCCACGGTGGTGTATCCTCTTCAGTTACTACATTATTGTCAGCGTCAATGATAGGGATCAACAATACGATCCCAGATGGCAATACAGGTGTAACTGCAACGTGCGGATTGGCAGCAATTATGCGAGCGTAACCTAAAGGGTCACCATAATAATGGTGAGCCAATAAATCCCATCTATCTCCCTCTTTCGTTATGTGTTCAAGAAACATGATCAAAGAGTCCTTGTGGTAATTTGCGCTGCCATCTTACTGAGCGCGGGTGATATTGATGTAAATGTTGAACTTGCTGATTCAAGTTGAGTTGATACAGAATCCAATGCAGCCGCGATATTACGGCTATCTGCACGGCTTAATGACAATTGAGCATTGTTAACAAATGTTGCTGCTTGTCCCGTTGCTCTGGTCAATTGAATCGCATCTGGCAATGAATTACCGAGTGATTGAAACGCCGGATAGCTTTTCCCTAATGGACCAGCAATATTGTTGAGTCCGGTAAGAAGACTTGGTACGCGGGTTAACGCTACGGTCGGTTTGTCTTTCATCTTCTGTGCAATACGTACCGCACTGATAGTCGTTTGCAGTGCTGACTGTGCTTGTTTGACATAATTCACGCCATCCCTGACTTTTTTAGCCATACCTGATGGTTTCGGTATTGCATTAGACAACGCCTTTGTATTCAGGACATGAGATTTAATGGCAGGCGGTTTCAGCGGTTTTTTAGGATCACCGATATATTCAAGTAATGTCACCGAGGCATTGAGGGCAAATATATTACCTACTGAATCCGTTTGTTCACTGGTAGCTGTCACATCAGTAATAACAAACCAGCCACGGTAATCACCATTTCCGAATACTAGCGCGAGTGCTTGATGCTTCCGCATTGCTTCACGTAACCGATTCAATTCAACATCCGGCGCACAATAATGTTGATGAAAGACCAGACTAATTTGAATTTCATCCAGTTTTTCCCCCACGAACTGCAAGCCGGGTTTACCTTGAATTCGTGCATGTTCGGCATAATTAACACCAAAAGTTACATCAAAACCATCCCAATATGTGATCAGCTCAAATTCAATATCACCTAATACCGCAAACATTATCCGTATCTCCGGCGTTCTCTCTGAATGACAATACGCTCCAGCAGTTTCTCTAATTCACGCACACTCAGGTTTAAGGCTTTATTAATATCGGATGTAGCCGTTTGCAGTTTACCGCCAATATATATTTGCGGTGCGAAAGAGATAGAAAAACCATTATTGCTGTTGCTGATATCTTTATAACCTGTTCGTCTGGCTGGATTGCCCAACATCATCTCAGGAGGTGAGATTTGTGGGACATCAGGCGTCATTCCCTCTGCCAGACGTTGAGTGGCACGAGCAGCCAACGGCGTAGTACGATCAACACCAACAACCACACCTTGCACAATATTATCAATATTATCGCCAAATCCCATAAATACCTGACTGGGGGATTGAATACCTAACGCTTCTTTAAACCAGCTAGAAACTTTGCCGCCAAAGTTTTTAATGATGTCCTTAGCCGTAGTCAGCATATTAGAAATACCATTAACCAACCCATTAACGATGTTTTTACCAAAGTTAGTAAAATTATTGGGCATACCAATGCCAAACCATTTCATAACGCCAGCAAATGTTTTATAAAACAACCCCAATGGCGACCAGTTTAAAATTAATTTACTGACCTCAAATATTCCGCCATCAAACGCATTAGTAATGTCATTCCATCGAGCTGTAAACCAACCTTTGACGCTAGACCAAATATTTTTGATTCCCTGCCATCCCATTTGGAAAGCGAATTTTACTAAAACCCAAAGCCGTTTAAAGAAATTACTGATGGGCTTCCAATAGCGATAGATAAGATAAGCGGCCACTGCAATACCGGCGATGATCAATCCGATAGGATTCATTAATAGTACGCGTCCAATCCACAAAATAGCTCTGCCAGCTAACATCAAGCCCTTATAGAGAGCACTACCGAGGATTCTGCCCAACCAGAGAGCTGATCCGGCTATTTTTCCCAAGATATTTGCAACGACACCGAATCTACCACCACTACCGATAGCCATTCGAAACAATAACCACCGTGTGCGCATTAACATTGCGCCTTTCCAGATATCAGTTATAGGGGAAAGCAAAAGATTAAGACCTAATCTTACACCGATTGAAGCGGCTTTGAGTGCTAGGAACCCACCAACCAGCATGACAACATTACTGATGAGTTCAGGATTAGCGGCCAGCCATTTTCCGGTCTTGTCCATCAATGGAATAAAGGTTTCGGCTAACTGTATTAATGCTGGACGCAGCGACTGACCAATGCTAATAGCCGAATCATTAAACCCAATTTGAGTACGCCGCCATTGCGCTTCTAAGGTATCGTTCTGTTTATCAAAGTCGGTATCAACAGATTTTTGTGCCGAATCAGTCCCCATGCCTGTTTTGATACGCTGATAATCGCCCCAACGTTGCCGCATGGCCAAGAGATGGTTGACTGTCTGTACGTCGGTGAAAATAGAGGATAGCCCGAAGGATTCCATGAGCATACGCTGTGCATCTTCATCACCTCTGGCTCCCGCTTTTTTCCACTCTTTCATGAGATCGGCTCCTTTACTCTTGATAAAGCGGTCTGCGATCATGATTGAGGCTTCATATTGTGAGTACCCCGAAGAAACATATCTGCTCATTGAGGTTTGATAATCGACGTCAGCTTCAGCGTATCTTTTGGCAATATCACCACGTCCCATTGAAGCTAGCCAGTTCCTCATATTGGTAGCTGCTTCACCTTCCGTTCCTGCACCTTCACGACCAACTTCCAAGCTGGCAATAATCTGTGAAACTGCCTCCTGACCGTATATTCCCTTACCAGCAAATTGCTGCGTCATTTCTGGAAAGTATTGGGCGAGATCTTTTAATTCAAAACGACCCGATTTAGCGCCGAAAACGGCTCGGTTAAAGGCTTCTTTTAGCGCTTGATCACCTTCAATTTTCAGGGACTCAAAGGATAGAGCCATTTTGGCTAAGTCATTAATATTAGCTTTGGATGCCGTGGCGACGCGGCCCAATAATCCACTCATATCGGTCGATTTCATGGGAGATTTTCCGGCAGCAACCAATGTACCAACACCTTCCAGCAGGGTTTCTTGTAATTGGTTTGTTTGCTTGGCGTTCTGGCGCAAGATGATTCCGATTTTTTGCTCTTCTTTCGGAGACAGATTGCCTGTGACAGCTATATCCCTTAATCCTGATTCAAAAGAGGCATACTTTGTTACGGACTGAACAACGGGAGAGGATATCGTGCGAGTTAATGCATAAGTTTCGGCTCCCTGTGCATATAGCGCCATACGATTCGCTTTGGCTGCATCACTCATGATAGCAGCAGACTGTAAGCGCTGTTGCTGACGGTTCAACTGCTCCAGCGTTCGGCTAACACGTTACAGATCACTATTCAAACTCTGAGCACTGCGGGAACCAAGCTGACCGTAACGTTCAATAGCACGGTTCAGTACTTGTTGTCTGTTCTCAAGTCGCCGTGTCGTTTCTCCCAGCGCTCCCAGTGTACGACGTGTACCGGACATGGCAGAACTGAACGCACCACTGATGGCCCCACCAATAATGACACCAATGGAAAATTTTGCTGACACGAATTAAGCTCTCATTAAATGGGAAATAAAATGGAAAATTCACTTCCAGTATTCCAGACACTATTAGGGACAATATTTGCCTGCATCAATTAACCGTCTCCATTCTCGCGTTTGATTTGGGTGTTGGCCTCATCCAGCCAACATTCAAATTCATCCAGTGCCAGATTATCAATCTCGCTCGGCTGGAACCGGAACCATCGTGCTAACATCGCCGATGCTTGCCACACTGTTTTTATTTCCCTGATCCAATCCGATGACTTGCTGAAATCGTTGCTGCAATGCCAGATAATCAGCGACATCCATCTGTTCGATATCTTCCGGTAACAACCCTGTAGAACGCGCTAACAAAATATCATCCCAGTCAGCAGGGTTTTCGCTGGCTCGCCGGACAGCTTTGATATCTTTAACTCTCAAACGTGATAGCTGGAGCTCTTCAATGCGAACGCCAGCAGCCGTGGTATAGGGAAATTGAAGATGGTAAGTCGTAGTTGACATGATGATACTCCTCTGTAAGTTTCATTCAGTATCATTCATGTATGGAAACGGAGATATTAAAGGGGATTAAAGAAGAAAGGGGCTGATGCCCCTGTCATTAGTGAGTGCGAAAGCCTTTACAGTTACAGAAAAAATCTATCAGATATTCTTTCCCTTTCTCTGCACCGATATCGGAAAACCAACCTTCCGGTGGAATCCACCTATCAATCAAGTCGGCGAGCTTTCTGGCTTTGGAACGAGAGCAGTCAATAGGATCATTGGTTTTCTGAGTAGAAAACAAAGTCTCCACACCTGGAATGTTTAAGACAGCAAACCATGTACCATTAGGTAATCCAAGACTGGGAATATTCTGGTCTTTATCCACTAATTCTACCGTCATTATTTAGTTTAACCTCCGATATTGATGCGATAATCGGTCAATTGATCAACGCCGCCAACACGGAAGATATTGGCCAGATAATCCAATTCTAACAGCTCCTCCCCATCCAGTACCTGCTTAATATAGGTACTGGTAAAGCTACTGGAAAAATCAGCATTTTCATGTTGTTTAAATGTGCCCAGCGGATTTTTCTTAAATAAGATGGTCAGATACGTCACCAATGGCACTTCATCAATGCGCCCCTGTGAACTGAATTTCTGGACGTTGGAACGGCACTGTAATGCCAGAGACTTATAGGGATTGGCAGCGGATAACATAGCGTCACGGTAGAAACTGTTCCATTTGATCTCGCCTTCCAGCTTATCGAAGCCTGCCGGTAATTCCACCTTACCGACCATCCCCAGCGCCTTATGCTCCTGCATAGTCATGGAAACGTCTGGCAGTTTCACTTCCTCCGCCCGTCCCAACAGGTTATTGCCGTCAATATAAATATTGGCATTGGTGATGCGGTTAATTTCTATTTTTCCAGCCATTAATTATTCCCCTTTAAATTCAGCAAATATTCAGAGGTAATTTCGGTCTCAAATGTCAGCCGTTCCAGTGGTGGCGGCGGTGTGTACTTATAACTGAGTAACAGATGACCTGATGCCAGCTCTGTTTCTTCGTTATGGGTCGGATCAAACCAGCATTTGAATCCTAACAAAGCACCATCAGCAATCAATTTACGACCATAGGCATTCACAGATTCTGTCAGGGCATCTACCAGAGCCGGCGTGATCGGCATATCAATATATTGCTGACTGAAGTAACGCAGGGATTCATTAATCACGTCTCCTGTTCTGCGCACATTCTCGAAGTTACGCATGTGTGTCACAGTTGGCCACGCGGCGGTACGGTTGCCCCATAAGCGCAAACCAGAGCCATAATTATTGAACACTGTAGTAATCCCTTGTTCATTGAGCTGGTTCACTTCACTTTGTGGATCGTCAATCATGGCGGATAGCTGACGCTCAATCCCGGTGATCCCCCTAATTTCTTGATTGGAGGATGACCACCAAAAACCTTTGTCTGCATCAATATTGGCACGCAGCCCTGCTGCACGAGATGACAATGGTTCCAAGCGCTCGCTATTGCTTTCCGCATCATAGACTTTGACATGTGGGTAACACAGCCGGGCACGATCAGAACTGGTATTAAAATTGATTGTGCCAGACGGGCCTCGGCCACTGATAGCCTGAGCAAAAGTGGTACCTATCGGGGCATCAATATAAGTCATGGCACCCAATTTAGTTGCAAGGGCAATCAGTTCTGTCGCCACACTTAGCTGGGTACAGTAAACAGGAGCCAGCAAGATCTTGGCAAAGAATCCATACAGGTTATAAGTATCATTCAGCAACTTCATACCTGTACGGTTACCCGCTGCACTGATGCTGCCAATAATGTCAGCGGGTGTTACCAACGTGGGATCGGTAAAGTCATAACTGGCCATTACGGTTGTACCAGCAATGATGTTTTTACCGATGTTCTTGAGCCTACCTGTTTGAACATCCAGAGAATAATCTTGTCCTTCTATATAAGGCGCACTATCAGAGTTGGCTTTTAGCAAGACATTACTGACCACGGGGTTAGCCAGTTTTGCTGTTCCTGTGGTTTTATCAAAGATAATGCTTTCACTGGCAACATTGGCTTTATGTATTTCAGGATCAAGAACATTAATGACCAGCACAGTACCCGCACCATGATCATAAATAGCATCCAGTGCTTGTGGGATGGTAAAACCATTCATTTGAGCACCAAATTGAGCTGTATCTTTTTCTGACAGACAAAGTGTCACTGCGTTTACTGGCCCTATCGGTGCAGTACCAATTAAGCCGATCACGGCGGATTTCACTGTCTTGACCGGACGGGAGCCTTGTTCGACTTCGATAGTTTCGACGCCATGTAAATAATTAGTGGCCATCAGTGACCCCCTCAGACTTTTCTTTTTTCTTCAGGATACTTTTTTGCTGTTCTGATAGTGGATGAAGATATCGCAGTGCGATCAATGTCTTCACATAATCATGCTGTTCTGGTAAATCAACAGTTTTTTCTGACCAGAGCAAGACTTCTGTGCCATCTGCTAAAGTGACGCCGCTTGCTGGGCCTGTATAGAGGTATTTCATTGTTTAGTTTCCTCATAATTGATTTGGGCTAACGGCGGGCCATCCGGTGACTCACTATCTTCGATAAATACACTTTCAGTCGCAAAATCCAGCGTGTATTGCCACAAGCCAGCTATCTCACCGAGAAATGTATCCCGTACCAGCCAACATTTACGTTGGCAGTTCGGTGGTTGGAATCCACCGAGAACCCGGCGTACATCATCCAGTGTGGCAACGGCTCCGTGACGTCCATTAAGTTGACGAAAAACGATAGTGGCATTGAGCATGACAGTTTGTGTCTGCAATACTGCCCCAACATCTTCAGGCTTATCAAAGCGAGAGCCGGGATAGCTGATTAAAATGGCTCCCACGGGATGGTTCAGCCTGAATTCAGTCGGCTTTTCAGGGAAATACTCCACCTGTAAGCTAGGTAGCTTTTCTTTTAGCCTCATGACGATGGCATCAATGATCGGCGAAACATCCATTAGTATTTCTCCAACATCCCTTGACTTCCCCCAAAGGTGGGATGACGCGCTCGAACACGAAACTCTCCCGGCTCAGGAGCATCTTTTCCTGTGGAAATCAGGCCCAGTGTCAGTTTGGCATCACGAATGTCAGCCAGTTGGCGCAAAACAATTTTGTAATCATCTATCACGGCTTCAGGAACAGAGCCTTCTGGACGGCGGGCATACAACCGATAGCGTGTTAACGTAATAGCAGCATCGCGTAATACCGTGGGAACCTCCGCCAGAGGCAGGATGTAACGCCCGCGTAAATGGGCATCAATAAGTTCATCGGCATAGCGAATGACACTGTTAACCACAGTTTCATTGATCGTCTGGGCATTAGGCTCTTCGTTAGACAGCCATATCAATGATTGCGTTGGTATCTGTCCTTGCAGATCTGCCAATGAGCAATACATGTCATACACCACGTAAGATGCGAATAACATTGCCAGCAGCCGTGGCCTCATCCAGCGCAAATCCGATAGATGTTCCGGCAGCATTCTCCGCAGAACTTAGTGGTACTGCGCAAGCATTCTTATCCGACTGTACGACTTGCCCACGAGCTATTGGCCCACCTGCTTCAACAGCAATAATACCCAAGACATTGACTGGAATAGCATCACCTGCTTTCGCATCCATTTCCGCTATACCAAGTGCAACGGCTCCAGCCTGACAAGGGGCATTATCGGCACCCACCAAACGATGCTGTACGATATTAGCCGTGGCGATGATGGTCGTGGTCAATACGGGTTGTTGTGTTACTGCCATGATTGTTCCTCTTACTTCACAATATTGGTAATCAGATAGCCAGCATCACCTCCAACAACCGCAACTTTATAAATATCGGTATAACGGCAGTAATTCACCTTGCCGCCAACACCCGGATATTTATCCGCTACAGGCATTCCTTTGCGGCGAAACATATAACCAAATGAAGGCTCATACTCATCGGCGCTTTCTGCTCCTGCCTGCGGAAGTGATACGTAATGCAACATCAAATTATCAGCCCAGATATCAACGGGATTTTCTTTAATGCTTGGGGTAGAAACTGGTTCACCAACGACAACGTTCTGGATTTGGAAAAGATCTTTGAGTATTTCTATTGTGATACGTTTACGTTCGTTGGCTCCAATAGCTGCCTGAATTTCAGGATGAAACTTCAACAGTGACATCACGCTAGCCCACATAGTCATGAGGTTTGGACGTACACCAATGGCAGTACGAACAACATCAATTCCAGCTTCAATGACTTTGATTGGACTACCTTTGCCGCCAACCCAACGTTCATTAACTGTCAGACTCTTCACTGAGTCACTGAGGTAAACCGCAGGGTCTTGTGCCAATCGAGCTGCATACAGTTCGCGTTTGAGATTCACGCCATTGGTGGAACGACGGATTGCCTTTGCTTCTTCATTAAATAAAGATTCTGATTTCTCGCGATAATCAACAGGTGTAGCTAGATCATGCTCGTTGAGCACGATATCTAACGAAGAACCTTTCTCACGGATCAAAACGTTACTGTTGGCACCAACAGCACGCTTGGTGTCATATTCCACAAAAGCACTTTTACCAAATGTCGGCACACTAGCACCTTCTTTCTCCATTTCGACGACAGGGAAAAGATGTTCGCCAATGAATGCCGCATTTTTATAACCACGTGCAACACTGGTTAGCACAGGGTCAACAATACGTTTGCCTTTCAAATAATCAGACATTTATCTCTCCTTAATAGTTACGGTCGCAGTGTTACAGACAGCGGGCAACGGCTACGTCGTAACTGATACCTTCTTTCTTCGCCAGAGCGACGGCTTTTTGATGCAGCGCCAGACGCTCAGGATCTGCATCAGAAAACTCAGCAATATCTGATGACGTGTTTTGGTCAACCCGGTCTTTTGTTGCATGTTCGCCAAAATCAATAACCGGCTGGGCAGAACTCAGCAGATCTTTAAACGCGGTAGCCAGTGGCTTTTTCACATCACCTTCAGCAAACTCGACAGGGGAATTTCCTTGAGTTACAGCGTCCAGCAAGGCGACCACGACAGATTGGGCAGCAGGCGCCAATTTGCCGTCTGCGACCAGCTTTTCGGCAAATGCCACGTTTCCGGCCTGTTGCTCAGTTTGTTTGCGCTTTGCGTCGGCAGCATCACGGGCAACAAGCTGTTCTTTCAGGCGGGTGTTTTCATCTTTGAGCGCCTTTTTTTCTTCATTTATCACGATGTTTTCCTCACGTTGATGTGTGTTATTGGGTTCATGAAAGGCAGGAGCAGGCTGAGTTGCGCTATAAACTTCTTCACGTAATGAATCCACTTGCCAAGAAGGAAGCGCTTTGTCTGCTTCGTCCATACCGAATTTACTGATCAAAAATTCTCGCAGACGCCCCCAAAGTGAAGCGTTAGTGATGTCACTCCAATCAGAGAACTCCACGACACCATGTTCTTGCTCGCTGAATTCAACCTGTTTCAGTCCTTTAATGGCGGGTGGCTGTGCGCCCAAAAAGCCGACATGACGCAAATAGAGCACGCCGGGTTTAGGGTTGTTTGGGGAATCAGGTAAATAGAAAGAAGCAGAAATTTTTTTATAGCGGCCTGCATTGACCAGTTCAGCGAACTGAACATCAACCTGTTGAGGCTCTGCAATCAAGTCATCACTGGAAGACGTCAGCGATTTAACCCAACCATAGGCGGGTAAATTGTCTTTTGGATGACCAATCACAATCGGTGCTTCATGCAACGATGAGTCATAAGCCTTTGCACAAGCTTGCAAATCTGCAGGGCTGAACGGCAATTGTTTGCCATTCATATCGGTATGTGTACCGGATTTGAAAATGTGAAGTGACTTCATTTCACTGCCTCTATTACGTTAATAGAGGCAGTTTCTCCACGATCAGAAAAAACGACTTTTAATCTGCTTTAGAAAAAACTTGGGAAGGAAATAAGAAAGTGGAACTGCATGCAATTAGATATCGAAAATTTGAGTCTGTAAACGCTTTATAAAGTCTCTTACGAATGACAATGATAAATCACCCGCATAGGGAGGGAAAGTTTAACGATGCGCCGCTGATTCAAGATGTCGTTGAATGGTGCTTAATACAGCTCTTGCTGCATCTGGTGATAATTCGCCTTGTTCTGTTACGGGCAGATAAGGCCGGGCTGGTAGCAATAAAGATTGATTACGGCCAGTTTTACCTCCCAATTGATGAATACGTCCGTAGACTAAGTTTGTACCGACAACTGCCGTATGGGAATCATAGCGGGTACTGACTGAACTCATCAAACGAGCAGTTTTTTGCAGCGTTTGACCACCACGTTCCTTTGCAGCTACAGAGGGTATCCATGCCGGGCGCCCTTCAGCTTCAAAGTTAAAGGCGGTTTCTGCTGACAATGTCCCAGCAATTTTACGCATGGCAGGTGTCAGATCATTAGCAGCCAATTCTAATGCCCGTAATCCACGTCTTAGGTCTTCATCATTAATGGTGATAGTAAGATTACTCATTCTGTCCTCTCAGTTCGCGGCGGGCCAGTCCAGAGAGCTCTCCCTGATATCTGGTCAAATCGGGACGATATGCTGTCCCCGGCAAATATGACCAACCTACATCAGTCGCCACTTTTGTTATACCTGTGTTGAATGTAGCAACGGGCTGCATCTCACCTGTTTTTTGTGAAACCAATTTCAACTCCCAGCCCATTGCTTTACCTGAATTCATAACTTTCATCCCTCTGGCACGAACGTCATCATGACTGAGAGCAATCACACTGCAACGGCAACGCCAACCATTAGGAGGATAGAAAGCTTGCCAAAATGGGTCGTCAGAGCGAAATACCAAACCATGCAATGCGAGATGGCCCTTGCGTGTATGGTTATCACTGATCCCTGTATACATCCAGTACGGTCGGTCATCAACATTTTCCATTTGTTCGGCCCAACGGCCTGCACTGTACAACACTGACATGTTGGTACGAAAGATAGTATCAAGGCGCCACGGGCTACCTTGTTGAACAGTGACACGTTCCCCTGTAACGAGGTCATCGGTTTCTTTCGTTCCCCACCATCCCTTACGTCTTAATGTTGGCTCCAGCTCCTGACGAAACCAACGATCAGTCTTGCCTTCATCCAGTGCCTGCTGTAGCGCCTGGCGCATATCTTCCAGAATATCCAGACGCGTGACTTTCGCCACCGTGAATGCACGGGAATGAGTCTCTTGCCAAAGTTCTTCCCAATCCCACGTTATCTTGTAGCCCTTAGATTGCAGATAACCAATGGCTCTCTTGGGAGGTAATGTCATGCAATACGCCAGTTCAGGCGTGGTTATGCTCATGCAAGCGCCCCCAAATGTTAGACACAAACAAAACCCGCGCTAGCCGCTCTTGCAAGCCATCTGCGTCCATTTGTGGATAAAGCTCGGCTAACTCTCCTATAAGATCGCTGGGATTAGCACCGTTTTGAACACGATGGAATAAAGGAGCCAGTAGAGATTTCAACGATTCATTCAATGATCCTTCATTCATCAAAATATCCAGCGCTTCATCTAAGGTGTCCTGTGCTGCTAAATCTGCGTTCACAGCTTCAGAAAACGCCAGTGGGAGTGGTGGAATAGGCGTGGTTGACAGGGTTGTTTCATCAATATCCCCATCCTGAAATTGATATTCGCGTTTCCAGTATTGCGGAGTAAATCTGACACCAGCCTGACTCAACTTAACGTCACGATTAGCCTGTGTTTCATCAACCGACCGCTGTTCCCAAAGACGATAGACCGGACATTCAACGTTACCGAAGTTCAATTCTACGACCCAGCGTATAGCCTGATTAATGGCGCTGGTGATAACGTCAACATCAGCATCACGAATATCATCCGTTACCTCCAATCCTGCTTGTGCAGAGGCTTTATTGCTGTTTGCTTCGGTCGTTTGGTTTTGTCCCAGTAACGCAATGGAGATCTCACTGCGAGCAACGGTAATTAAGTTCTGATAAATATCACTGCTGTCTGATTTACCTGCTGCCTCTTTAATCTCAACAGAGGAATCATCAGGAATGGCGGCAACTGCATCATCAATCATCGCTTCCATCGAATCCAATAACAGATCAATTTCACTTTGTGGCGTACCTCGTGGATGCTTTCCAATTACCCACGGTGAACCATACTTCTCGGCAAAGCGTACCCAAAACTTCATGCCGCCTTTCTTAAAGGTGACGGGCCAGAAGCACATTGATAAGTCTGGAAATCCGTAAGGGTTGTCATAAGTGGCGTCTTGACGTGGCGTTACAAATTTATAGAGAGGAACCCGTTCTCCCTCAACGCCTGCATCACGAGCACGAAAACGCAGTTGGTTATCACGGTCATAGTGGAACCAGTCAGGTGGCTTGCTAACGATATCCGTCACTGACCATGATTGATGCTGACTCCACATCAATTCACAAGGCTGATAACCGTACAGAACCGCTTCATGCATTTCGCCAATGATGCGTGACATATCCAAATCTGCAAGCATGTCACGAATAAAGTTAAAGACTCGTACAGGGGCATTACTACGTTCTACACCACGTTCTAGTGCTTTCACTCCGGCCTTGCGGCGGCGAATACATCCACCAACCAAAGGATCAGTACGTAATTCACGATAGATACGAATATCCCGCCCTTGAGCTTTGAGAATAGGATCAGGGTTAGGTAGATATGTCCCCAGACTGTAGAAGTCAATGGAACGGCTACGCGATGCAATTTGTTCAGTGAACGACTGCTTTGATTCGGAAAAGTTAATAAATTCTGTTGGTGAAACCCAGATACCACGAGACAT